AGGGATGCAAATATTATTGTTAGAAGAAAAACGGCATTGATTACTAAACCTGTTGTAAAAGATATGAGTAGGGCTATATATGATTTTTCATTGCCGGTTGATGAAACTAAAGTAAAAGAAAAGCCGGAAAAAATAAAAAAGAATAAAATAAAAATAAATAAGGGAGAGATTCCATGGGGCTATACGTTTATTTCTCCAACAATAATTGAAAAAATAGGTGGACCTGTTGGTAAATTTTTTGGTAGTAATGCTATAGCAATGAGGATTACTAATGAATTAGCTCAATCAATAAATAATCCACAAACAAAAGCAGAAAAAGAATTTGTTTTTAAATTACCAGCGGAAGTAATTAAAGCCGCAAAAACAAGCAGTAAGTTAGTTGCTCTGGATTCCGAAAAGATATATATAGATTATTATAAAAAAGATGATTGGGAAGATTGGGGAACCCCTTTCCTTTATGGTATTATAGAGGATATATTATTAAAAGATAAAATGAAACAAGCCGATGGCGCGGCACTTGATGGGGTAATAAATACAATTAGGTTATGGAAACTCGGCAGTGTGGAAAATAAAATATTGCCTAGTCCAGCCGCTGTAAATAAATTATTAAACATTCTCCAACATAATGCTGGTGGTGGAGTTATGGATATAGTTTGGGATCCTATGATTGATCTTAAAATTGAATATCCACCAACAGATAAAATTCTTGGATCAGATAAATATAAGAGCGTTAATAGCGACATAATCAAGGGTCTTGGTATACCAGATTCATTAGTTGGCGGAACAGATCTTGGTACAAGGAATGCTCAGACTGGATTTATACAATTAAAGACTCTTGTTGAAAGACTGGAATATGTGCGATCTAAATGTATTAAGTGGATAGAGGGTGAATTAAAACTATTGGCGGAAGCTATGGGGTTTAGCAAAATACCATTGATAATTTTCGAAAATATGTCCCTTAGAGATGAAGCAGCCGAAAAACAGATTATGATTCAACTCTTAGATAGGGGCATTATTTCTGTAGAAACGATCTATAAAGTTTTTGGACATGATTTTGCTATAGAATTAGAAAACTTAAGACTAGAACAGCAAATTAGAGATAAAGAACCACCTATCCTGGAACGAGCCGATCCATATCATCGTCCAGTATCAGTAATGCAATTTCAAGAAGATGCACAAGTAAAGTTAGAAAAATTAAAACAGGGCGCAATTTCTCCTGGAGGGGATAATCTGGGCGGCGACCAGCCGAAAAGGGAAGGAATTGCCCCAACCGGAAGACCCCCCGGACAAAAAGATATAAAAATACGAGATATTCGCACCCCTAAAACTCTTTCTATATTAAAGGCGAAAGCCGAAGAGTTTATCGAGGAGATAGATAATTTGATTGATCCCATTTTCTTATCTAAAAATAAGATAAAGAATGTTCGCTCTCTCACAAAGAAACAAAAGAGTGAGTTGCAGGACATAAAAGTTCTGATTCTTTCTAATTTACGGTTAGATGATTTTGTTACAATTGTTAGGATAGAGGAAATAATAAATAAACCATTATTAGATATGGCTAATAATTTTCATAAAATGTTAAAAGAACTTTGTTTAGAATATAAATCTCAAAATAACAAAGAGTTGTCTATGGGTGTATTAAAATCATTAGAGGCATCGTGCTGGGCTATGTTGGCTTAAAATAAGAAATATTAGAAAGGAAGAAATTATGTCTTTAGCAATAATAACAATTGATACGACTTCTCAATCGTGTTCTCTAGCGATAGATGGAGTTCCTGTAAATGCGGATGAAATAAGTTTCTCCAAAAGCATTGACTATGACGGAAATACATATAAAAATTTTGCCTATAGTATAAAAATGATTGGTCCAGACAACATACACAAAAAAATAGAATATAGGATGGTGTCTCCGGAGGAAATGAAAAATATGATGGATCATGGTTATTCTATGGAAAAAAATGGATTGGCTTCTAGAATAATCGATGTAGTTAAATCAATTACAAAAGATGTTATAAATTATATTAATAAGGGTCAATAGTTATTGAAAGGTATTTAGTATAACTTTAAATGGTGTATTAAAACTATATGAAGCCATATTCTATTGAACAAAAAGACGGCCTTTCCGAGCTTTTAGCTAAATCTTGTGCTAATATTGAGTTTGCGTTTAATATTTCTAAGAAAAATAGTTTTTCTGAATTACTCCGAGAGTTGAGTGTGGCCACAGACATTAAATCAGTAAAAGACTTAATTGGACAAGACCAGCCCGATTTAGCATTTATTGTTTCTATTCTAGTAAGTGCGGGGTGGAATCTTAACGATGATATATTTACGGCATCAGAATTATGGAAGGCTAGATATACGCCCAAACATAAACCAATAAACGATGAACATAACGATGCTGTAATACTAGGGCATATTATAGATAGTAAAGCTGTCGATAAAGCAGGCGAAGAAATTATTTTAACTGGCGATAATGTTATTCCAGAAGAATTTGACCTAGAAGTTGCAGGGGTTTTATACAAAGCATTACCATCTATAAAAGAAAAAATAGATATTCTTATAGAAAATGCTAATAAAGGCGAATTATTTGTTTCTATGGAATGCTGGTTCGATGATTTAGCATATGGTATAAAAGATTCATCTACCGGAAAAACCGTTGTCGTTGATAGAAAAGAAGATACGGCATTTCTCACGAAACATTTGAAAGTATATGGTGGAACTGGTGAATATAAGGGGCATAAAATAGGAAGGGTTCTTAAGAATATTGTTTTTGGTGGACAAGGATTGGTAAAAAATCCTGCTAATCCTGAATCTGTAATTAAAATTGCTGCTAACTTAAAAGGGGGTGTAGAAAAAATGGATGAAGAAATGAAGAAAAAGCTTGATGAAGCACTGGCTGGCATAGTTTTTAGAGATAAAGAACTTGAGTCTCTTAAATTACAAAATGCTACCCTAGAAACAAAGATTAAGGAAGGTGATCAGAAAATCGCAGAAATGACCGAAGTACTTGCAAAGTCTACGGCTGCACTTAATGATGCCGCAGAAAGTATTAAGAAATTAGAAACAGAAAAAGTTGATCTTTCTAAGAAACTTGATGAAGTTACTGCTAGTGCTACTAAAGCTAATGATGAGCTTAATGGTATTCGAAAGGCATCTGTGACGAAAGAGCGATTTGAAAAACTTTCTAAACTGAAAGCCATAGAGGACAAAGACAAAGAAAATACCATGAAAGAAATAGCTGAAATGTCTGATGACACTTTTAATACGGTTCTCAAATATGCGAGCATCAATCCAGTTAAGGTTGATGAGTCCCAGGCTTCTCTCGATAATGTTGAAACCAAAGAAGATGATCCAGAATTTCAGGGTGGAACAGATGACGTAGAAGATACATTTGCAAAAGTAGCTAGTGCTACTGCAAAATGTTTACTTGGTAAAACAGATAAAGAAGGGGGTGAATAATAATGTCTCTTAGACCAGATCGTGACATCGCAGAAGTAACTGATATTTCTCAGTTTTGGAGTGAGGTGGTCGCACAGGCTACCGCAGAAGAAGGTGGAATTGCTTGTGTAGAAACAACGGGATCGGGGGTTGCATTAGACGATACAACAAATGTTGTTCAATATGCCGCTAGTTCTTCCGGCTCTATCCCTATGGGTGTTTTGCTCCACCCTGTTAATCCTCCAATGAGTACTACACGAGATTTCAAGAATTTTGCTAATCTCGAAACTCGTCCTGGCGAAAAGGTTTGTTTGCTTCGCAAGGGATGGTTTGTGACCGACATGATAATTGGAACTCCTGTTGTCGGTGGTGGCGCATATGTTGGTGCAAGTGGTAATTTTGCTGTAGCCTCAGGTACAGCTTCCGCTCGCGTTGGAAGATTTGAAACTACGGTTGATGCCGATGGTTTTGCTAAAATTTACATTGATATTTAAGAAAAGGGGGTGAAATAGAATGAAGCCAAAAAATAAACCACAAAAACCGACTCAGGCGATGATAGATCTTCTAAGAGCTACTGCGAGTTCGGACACTGCTATTGCCAATAAGTCAATGCAGGCATTAGCTGCGGCCCTACAGGAACCGCTTCGTGAAGGATTACTGAACGGAGATATCCTAGACAATATCTTTTCTGTAGAACAGCTACAACCAGGTGCTACTGCTGAATACTCCCTAGACTTGTATCAGCAACACATGGATGGACAATATACTGCCTATCAAATTCCAAGCGAAGGCGCTATTCCTACGCGGACTGTATCGTCTGATAGTGTTACTATTCAAACATATACAATCGCAAACGGAATTGACTGGCTCCTAAAATATGCAAGGGATGCAAGGTGGGATGTTGTTTCTCGTGTTATGGAGGTATTCAATGCCGGGTTTGTTCGTAAAATCAATACCGATGGCTGGCACGCACTAATTGGTGCTGCGGCTGGACGAACAGA